AGGCGACATAGTCAACGTCACGCATGCCACGCCATCTTTCTCAGCTAAACCTTTTCGTGTTCAAGGAATGGCAATTAATGCAGACCAAACAGTAAGTTTACAATTATCAGAGCATCAAGACTCATATTATGCGTTTGGTACACAAGTTGCACCCGCAACTATACCAGATACGACTTTACCAAATCCGTTTACTGTTCAGCCACCAGCTAGTGTAACTTTAGATGATGAATTGATTGAGTATGCAGACGGAATTGTTATTACTAGATTATTGATTACAGTAGGGGTTTCTCCAGATAAATTTGTTGATAAATATGAGGTACAAATAAAACAAACATTAGACCCAGATGGTAATGCTGTAAGTGATTCGTTTAGAGAAATAGCAACTGGAAAAACACTTAATTATCAACATTTAAATGTAATAGATGAGGCTACTTATCAAGTAAGGGTAAGAGCCATAAATACTATTGATTCTAAATCAACATTTGTATCAGCAACTCGTAAAATTGTTGGTGGTGTTGAAGTTCCTAGCAACGTAGAAGATTTTGCCGTTGAAATGCACGGACAACATCAAATGAAATTAACTTGGACTCCACCTAGTCAAAACAGTGATTTAGATATTTCTTATTATGACATTAGATTTCAAGATGTACTTACTGGTTCTAAATGGCTTAATTCAACTAATTTAGTAAGATGTCCTCGTAGAAAATGTGATAATGCAGTAGTTCCAGCAAGGACGGGTTCTTATCTTATAAAAGCGGTGGACAAAAACGGCAATAGTTCGGCAACAGAAACTATCGTAACAACTAATATATCTGGCATACAGGCATATAAAACAGTTTCTAGTTTTACAGAAACACCAGACATATTTACTGGTGCAGATCAAATGGACGGAACTTTACCATTAGCAGTAAAAATAGACCCATCAGGCGACACAGTTATAACACTTGATACAGTCACTAATTTTGACGATACTGTTGGTAATTTTGACAGCCCTAGTGGAGACTTTGAACTAGGAGGCACAGATACAACCTCAAATCCTAATTTTAATGATAAAAACAGGGACGCAAAAGGTTTTTATAATTTTGTAAACTCAATCTCTTTATCTCAAATATATGATGGCGATGTAGTGCCAAGTATTACTCTCGATGCAGAAAATCCTTATGATTTGTTTGATTCGGGTAGAGGGGCATTATTTTTTGACTCAGCTAAAGCACCTTTTGATGGGACTGAGCAATTACACGCTTTTCACAGAGTACAAATAGCAACATCAACTACATCACTTGCAGATTGCACATCTTTTACAGATATAACACAATCAGCTACATTTAAATTTAAGTTTGCTAAATTTAGGTTGAAACTTACCAACGATGATGACCAAACCTCTAGTAATGTAAAATCTATTGCTCTTAAATTAAATATTGAAGAGAGAACTTTTGCAGAAAGTAATTTAGCAACCTCATCAGGTTCAAAAACAATCACATTTACAAATCCATTTTTTGAAGTGCCAGCATTAGGTATAGCGGCTCAAAATATGGCTAGTGGAGATACGTTTACAATTAGTTCAAAAACTGTTAATGGTTTTAGTATAGCTTTTGTAAATTCAAGCGGTGCGGCTGTCGATAGAACTTTTGATTATATTGCTAAAGGTTTCGGGTTGCAAAGTTAAACAAGAAAGGATATAGATTTATTATGGCTCAGGTATCAGATGTAAGTTTAGCGAATCAAGGTTTCAGTGCATTTCGTACTGAACTTAATAACATTTTATCAGCTATAAATTCTCAACACAGTGGGAGTTCAGCACCCGGTTCAGTGACCACAGGGACACTATGGGTTGATACAGGAACATCAGGTGTTTTAAAATTAAAAATGAATGATGGGTCAGATAATATTGAAATCTTACAAATAAATATTTCAAGCAACGCAATAACGAGTACGATGTCAGTAACAGGGACTATTTCAGAGACAGACCCACAGGCGGCGGCTCTAAGTATTGCTCTAGGATAAGGGGGAAACATTGGCTAATACATTTAAAGTAAAAACAAATGCGGCGATGCCAGCGTCATCGGGAACACCTTTGACACTATATACTTGCCCGTCATCTACTCAAACGATTGTCATTGGACTAACTCTTTGTAATGTTCACACAACAGCGGTAACGGCAGATGTCCAATTAGTTTCAGATACATCGGACACAGAAACAAACGAAACAGTTTTAATTATTAATGATGTGGATATTCCCGCAAAATCCTCATTAGAGGTACTTTCGGGTGGTAAATATGTTTTACAAGCAACTGATGTTTTAAAAATAGATTGTTCTGTTGCCGCAAAGATAGACGCAACATTAAGTATATTAGAGATAACATAGGAGTAGAACATGGGTTATATTGGCAAAATACCGACTCCCACTGCTCTAATAGCATCAGATATAACAGATGGTATTATAGGAACAGATAAATTATCAAATGACGCAGTGACAGAGGCAAAAATACCAGATGGTGCTATTGAAAACGAACATCTTAATGTAAATTCAATTACAGGACAAACAGAAAAAACATCATTAGTAGATGCAGATAAATTTTTAATATCTGATAGTGCGGCGAGTGGTGCTTTAAAATTTGTACAAAATTCAAATTTAGGTGGTGGTGGTGGTTTTAAATCAATGCAAGTTTTTACATCAAGTGGTACTTATACAAAACCATCAGGAATAAATCTTATTAAAGTATTTGTCACAGGCGGTGGCGGTGGTGCATATAATGGACGAGGTGGTGGAGGTGCTGGAGGAGGCACTGCTATTGAGGTCATTGACGTATCTAGTTTAAGTTCAACAGTTGCAGTCACAGTAGGCACTGGTGGAACTGCCGCAACTAATAAAGGAAACACAGGTGGAACGTCATCTTTTGGTTCTTACTGCTCTGCAACAGGCGGAGGAGGTGGAGTTGAACACGACACAGGCGGATCATTCTATCCCGGAAATGGTGGCGAGGGTTCTGGTGGTGATATAAATTTAAAAGGTGGTGGTGCAGAAACCGACCAAGCATCAAGAGGTGGTAATAGTTTTTGGGCTGGTGGTGGAAGAGGTTCTAATATTGACGGCACATACCATCATGGACAACCCGGACAAACAGGCTCTGGTGGAGGCGGAGGCTGGTCTGGTGGAACAGGAAAAAGTGGTGGAAATGGTATAGTAGTAGTAGAGGAATACGAATAATGAAAGCATTGATTTTTCAAAATAAAGTTGTTGATCTACAAGAAACTGAATTTGATGTACACGAAAGTATGACATGGGTTGATTGCGATGATACAGTTAAAATGGGAGACGATTATGATGGCAGTAATTTTTCAACACCAACGCAACCTGAAATCCCTTATGATGCAAAAAGAAGAAAAGGCTTTGGTAATATAGGCGATCAACTAGATTTGTTGTATAAAGATCTGGTTGCTGGTAAACTTGATGAAACAGGCGAGTGGGCAAAATTAATTAAACAAGTAAAAGAAGATAATCCGAAAGAATAATTATGTCATATATTGGAAAATCCCCCTCTATTGGTTCATACTCAATGCTCGACAATTTAACTGCGAGTGCAACAGCAAGTTATTCATTAACATTAGATTCAGTAGCTTTTGTTCCAGAGTCAGCAAACCATTTGATCGTATCACTCAACGGAGTAATTCAAAAAGCTGGTTCTTCCTTTACAGTATCAGGTTCTACTCTTACGTTCAGTTCAACTTTAGCAAGTTCAGATTCTATAGATTTTATTTTAGCACTTGGTAATGTTTTAGATATCGGAACACCAAGCGATGCTACAGTAACAAATGCAAAAACAAACTTTGTATCAACATCATCTGCGGCTGGATTACAAATCAAAGGCGATGGAACTACTGACGGAACTCTACAACTTAATTGTTCACAAAACAGTCATGGTATTAAACTTAAATCGCCTGCACATTCGGCATCTGCTAGTTATACCCTTACCTTTCCTACTACTGACGGAAATGCAGATGAATTTTTGCAAACAAATGGTTCTGGTGTTTTAACTTGGGCTAGTGCTGGTGGTGCTAACACCCCAGCTTTTCATATAACATCATCAGGAGATCAAGTTCTTACAACTGGAACAGCAACTACTATTGCTTTTGCAACTGAAGTTGTTGATACAGATAGTGCCTTTGCATCAAACACCTTCACAGTTCCGAGTGGTAAGGCTGGGAAATATTTTGTTTATGCTCAGGTAAGATGGAACAGTAATTCAGATTTTGAGGGAATTAGATTAACAATTCGTAAAAACAGTACAAATATGTTAAGCACATGGGGAAGAAATGAATATTATCAAAATCAATATGTTGCTGGAATTTTAGATTTAGCGGCAAGTGATACAGTAGATGTTCAAGGAAGACACACTAGAGGTTCTGATTGTGCAATAGGTGCTACTGATAGTGGCCCAATAACATTTTTTGGTGGATATAAATTAATAACATAGGATAAATTATGGCATCATTATACACAAAGGTTAAATTATATTTGGAGGCTAACTCAAAGACTTGGGAGGCTGAGGAAGATAATATAACTTTACAAAACGACAGCGATGGGAACGGCGATTATATTAAAACTTGGTCAGTAGATGGTTTAACACAACCAACTGATAGTCAGTTAGCAAGTTATGACTCTGCTGG